TAAATGGCAGTTAATATTCCAATATGGCCAGGTTCATCATCATTCTTTCCTGATATGACACCATTTGGTTATTATGATAATGATTATGAGTTTCAACAAGATACTGATAAAGTAGCATCTTGGTGTGCCAAACGATTGGGATATCCAATTGTTGATATTGAATTACAAGATATTAATTTTTATGCTTGTTTTGAAGAAGCTGTAACGGAATATTCAACTCAGGTAAACCAATTTAATATTAGAGAAAATTTATTAAACCTTAAAGGTGCTCCGACATCATCAAACCTATCACAAACTCAACTTAATGCAAACTTAGGTGGTTTGGTATCTCTTGCAAAAGATTATGGAACTGAAGCAGGTAGTGGTGGTAGAGTAACTTATTATACAGGTTCATTTACTCTTTCAGCAGGACAACAGGTATACGATTTAACAGACCCAACAATCACTACATTAGAAAGTGGTTCGGCGGGAACGGATGAAATTGAAATTAAAAAAGTTCTTCATAATGCACCACCTGCAATGGTAAGATACTTTGACCCATTCGTAGGTACTGGATTAGGTTCACAACAAATGATGGATACTTTTGGATGGGGTAACTACTCACCAGGTGTTTCATTTATGATGCAACCACTTTATGATGACCTTTTAAGATTACAAGCTATTGAATTTAATGATATGGTTCGTAAATCTCAATATGGATTTGATATACAAAATAATAGAATTAGAATCTTTCCAAGACCAGAAGCGGCTGAAGAAGGAACAAAAGTATTCTTTCATTATATTTTAAATTCGGATAGAAGTAATCCAATCATATCAAATTCTGTTATATCTGATTATTCGAATGCACCATTTGATAGAATTACATATACGCGTATCAATCATGTTGGTAAGAGGTGGATTCAAAAATATACTCTAGCATTGGTAAAAGAAATGTTAGGTGCAGTTAGAGCTAAGTTCTCATCAATTCCAATTCCAAACTCAGAAGTAACTTTGGATGGTTCTGATTTAAGAAGTGAAGCTACAACTGAAAAAGAAGTTTTAATTGCAGAATTAAGAGAAAATTTGGAAGCAACATCTCGTAAGGCGTTGTTGGAAGCTCAAAAAGATGAATCTGAATATATGGAACAAACTTTAAATAGAGTGCCTCGTGCCATTTATATAGGATAATCGTATGGCATTATTTGGTGGACAAAGAGATATGAGTTTATTCAGAACATTGAATAAAGAACTTATCAATGATATTATTGATACAGAAGTGTATTACTATAAAATCATATTGGATGAAACTAAAGTAAATATGTATGGTGAGGGTAAGAATAAATCTTATTATGCACCAATAAAAGTTCCATGTATTATAGAAAGAAGTGATAATTCAGCAGTATATGATGATTTTGGTTCTGATTATACAAGAGAAGTTCAATTCCGATTCCTTAGAGATACATTAGTAGAAAAGAATATTTACGCAGAAATTGGTGATGTAATTGAGTGGGATAACGAACAACACATTGTAGATGTAGTAGTTCAAAACGAATACTTTGCTGGTAAAAACCCATCGACATGGGATGGTGGTGATACACAAGGTTATAATGTTGCAATTGAACTAACAACTCATGTTGCTAAAAAATCTCAACTTAAAATTAGAGATGATTTTAGAGTGGGTATTAACAAAGATAATAACGATTTACCTGTAGGTATATAATATGGCAAGAACATATAGAAATGATAGAGATGAAAAAGTTGATTTGAAAAGAACCCAAAGTTCTTTTTCAGATGACCCTAAATTGAATAAAGCCAAACAAGTATCGAGAAGAAATGATGATACTAAAGTTCCTACAGTTGGTATTTACGATATTGATTTAGCATTTAAAGATTTCTTAGAAAAAGATGTTAGACCTACTATTGAAGAGAGTGGTAAATACATAGCAGTACCTGTAATGTATGCATCTCCTGAAAATTGGACATCAGCACAAAGAGATGGTTTTATGAAAGATTCAAAGGGTAAAATTCTTACTCCTTTAATATCATTCAAAAGAAACTCGTTGGATATTAATACAGAATATTCAAAATTGAAGGTTTTAACTGATGAAGATACATCAAGAACATTCGTAAAAAAATATGGAAAAGAAAATCGCTATGATGCGTTTTCACAATTGGTAGACCAAAAGCCAGTTGAAGAGAGATATATTATTGATACACCTGATTATGTTAACATTCAGTATGATGTTATTATATGGTGTAACTATATGGAAGATTTAAATAAAGTAGTTGAACAAATCATATACTTTCAAGGTGGTGCATTTGGACAAAGATACAAATTCCAAATCAAAGGAGAATCTTACTCATTTGAAACAACAAATGGTGTTGGTGAAGAAAGATTAGTAAGAAGTAATGTAACCCTTACCACTAAAGCATACTTAGTACCAGAACACAAAGGTAATACAGTAAATGCTCAAAAAGCATTCGGAACATCAAAAATTGTTTGGAATACTAAACTTTCAGAATAAATTATCATATTTATATACAGAATTAATAATTTATAAAAACAAAGTGTTATGGCAGAAGTTAATAAGGTTGGTGAAAAGACCGTAATTAAATTTGAAAAAGAAGAAATAGAGAAAATCCAAAAGTTTAAAAACGATTATGCAGATGTAACTGCTAAATTAGGTGAATTGGAAATTGAACTACTTGTTTTCGAACAACAAAAGAAACAACTTGATTCTTACAAAGAACAACTTCAACAGAAATACCTACAATTAAGAGGTGATGAAGTTAAGTTGGCAAATGAGTTAAAAGAAAAGTATGGAGATGGTGAGTTCGATATAAATACAGGTATATTCACTCCTAAGAGATAAATATTATCGTTTCGAATTTTTTTGGGTATTTATTAGTATAAAAGAAACCAAAATTTAAATAGGAGAATTAAATGGCAGAAAGAATAGTAAGTCCTGGAGTATTTACAAGAGAAAAGGACTTGTCATTTCTACCTCAAGGGATTGGTGAAATTGGAGCAGCATTAATAGGTTCAACTGTAAAAGGGCCTGCATTCGTTCCAACTCAGGTACAATCTTTCCAAGAGTTTCAGCAAGTATTCGGGGGTTTGACATTAGATTCATACCTACCTTACACTGCTCAAGCTTATTTGGAAGATGCTGGAACTGCAACAATCGTAAGGGTATTAGGACAAGATGGATATACTCTTGAAAACCCAATCGCATTACAAATCTCATCATCAAACGGTGAGTATGTTGCGGCAGTATTACACCCAACTACAGGTATCACATCTGATACAGATGTATTTCTTGGAAGTTCGGTAAATAGTGTAACAGCATCATCATTCGTATTAACTGTATCTGGTTCAGAGGCAGTCGCAGCAAATTATTCATCTTCATTGAATCCATCAAATGCTAATTATATTACCAAAGCATTTGGATTCTCACCAAGAGGTTCACAAGATGCGTATGTTTACTCAAACTTTAAAGTATTCCAATCAGCATCATTTGCAACTGGTGAAATAGTAACTGTAACCGCATTAACTGCATCTGATATTGATTACTCAAAAGCATATACTGAAGCTTCAACCCCTTGGATTACATCACAAAAAGTTGGTGGTAACACTACAAACTTAATTAAATTCCATACATTATCTCATGGTAATGCTACTAACTACGAATTTAAAATTGGTATTCAAGATGTTAAACCTGCAGGAACTGTAGCTGGTTCTGAGTATGGTTCATTCACAGTAGTTGTAAGAAGAGTAGACCAAGATAAAATCAATGGTTCACCATTTGTAGGTGTAGTTGATTCAGATATTAGACCTAATTTAGTGGAACAATTCCAAAATGTAAACTTAGACCCTGATTCTCCAAACTATATCACAAGAGTGATTGGTGATAAGTATATTACAGTTGATGCTAATGGAAAATTATCAACTAATGGTGATTACAACAACAATTCTGCTAATATTAGAGTTGAAGTTTCAACTGCAGTTAACAATAAAGCAATTGACCCATCATTAGTACCATTCGGATTCGCAGCATTACAAAATCCATTTGGAACGGCATTCTCAATTCCAAACCCAACTTATGTATCAGCTCAAACAATTAATGATTCATATAACAGTAGAAAATTCTACGGATTTGATTTTGATTTCGCTACAACTGATAACTTAGCTTACTTAGCACCTACTCCTGATTCTGCAACGGCAACTGCTGGAACAGCATTCTACTTAGGTGATTATTCACAGAATAGTGGAGCTAATTATCCATCATCAGTATCTCCATATACTGGTTCAATTGATTTGAGTGATTCTAATACTTCATTAGATTCTCGTAAGTTCTTAGTTCCATTCCAAAGTGGTTTTGATGGATACAAACCAAATAGAATTGTTTATACAGGTGCTGATATCATCGCAGGTAATACACAAGGATATGATTGTTCTTCAAACACAGCAACTGGTACAGTAGCATTCAGAAAAGCTATCAACTCAGTATCTAATCCTGATGAATTTGATATCAATATGTTAGTAATTCCTGGTCTTATCCATAGATTACACTCTTCAGTAACAACATTTGCTAAAGATATGTGTGAAGATAGACAAGATACATTCTTTGTAATGGACGCATCTGCATGGGGTGATTCAATTTCAACTGCAACAAACGCAGTTCAAGCATTTGATTCAAATTATGTAGCATCTTACTATCCTTGGGTTAAGATTCTGAATACAGATAAAAATAAACCAGTATGGGTGCCACCATCAGTAGTTCTACCAGGCGTTATAGCATTTAACGACCAAGTAGCCGCTGAGTGGTTCGCTCCAGCAGGTTTAAATAGAGGTGGGTTAACTTCAGTAATTGAAGCTAAGACACGATTGACAAGAGTAGAGAGAGATTCACTTTACGAAGGTAGATTGAATCCAATCGCTACATTCCCTGGTCAAGGTGTTACAGTATTCGGACAGAAGACACTACAAGCTAAACCATCTGCATTGGATAGAATCAATGTAAGAAGATTGTTAATCGCTGTTAAGAAGTTCATCGCATCTTCAACTCGTTACTTAGTGTTTGAAAACAACACAGCGGCTACGAGAAACAGATTCTTATCAATCGTTAATCCTTACTTAGAATCAATCCAACAAAGACAAGGGTTATACGCATTTAGAGTGATTATGGATGAAACTAATAACACTCCAGATGTGATTGATAGAAACATAATGGTAGGTGAAATATTCTTACAACCAGCAAAAACTGCTGAATTTATTGTTCTTGATTTCAACGTATTACCGACTGGGGCGGCGTTTCCAGAGTAATTAAAGGTATAGTTCCCCATTTCGGTGGGGAACTTCTTACTTTTTTTTGAAGTGAGGATATTTATAATAAACAAATTAGTTGAATTAACAACGGAGTAAATTAAAATGGCACAATTATTAGACCCAACAGAAGTAATGTTCACATCTTTTGAACCAAAGATGTCGAATCGATTCATTATGTATATTGAAGGGATTCCAGCATACTTAGTTAAAGCGGCCAACAGACCTGAGATAGCAAATGGTAAAATTACCATTGACCATATCAATGTTAGAAGATATGTAAAAGGTAGAAGTGAGTGGAGTAGTTTAACAATTTCACTTTACGACCCAGTAGTACCATCAGCAGCACAAGCAGCAATGGAATGGGTTCGTTTACATCACGAATCTGTAACTGGTAGAAACGGTTACTCTGATTTCTACAAAAAAGATATCACATTTAACAGTTTGGGTCCTGTAGGTGATAAAGTAGAAGAATGGACA